CTTCTTTTTTCATTATTTGTTCTAGTTTTTCTTTCTTTTCTGGAACAGTCATATCCTTACTAATTTGATTAGTTATGTATGTGAGATCAATAATCTTATACTCCTCCTCCGTCATATTATAATATAACATTATATAATATTTCAACGATATAATATTTCAACGATATAATATTTCAACGATATAATATTTCAACGATATAATATTTCAACGAATCAAATATTATATTAATTTATCAGACAACACTCACTTATCAGACAACACACATGGTTTATCAGACACCAGATGGTTTAGAGACCGCCAGGGAACCCAACTAAGTTCGCACCTAACCCGAATCCAGCACCAGTTCTAGCACTCACACCCATGCTAGGAATATAAGTATCCAAAATGCTAAAGGTGGCGGCAGCGGTTAAGGCCAATAATCCGATTTCCTCAAAGTTTAAGGATTGTTTAGGAATCGCGAATGCGGCGATGGCGACAATTAAACCTTCAAAAACATACTTGACTAATCTTTTGATTAATTCGGGAAAATCAATAATACTGTTCATATTTATATAAAAGAATAAGAAAAAAAATAAAAAATATTTTGCGATTAATACTTAAAAAATAGGTCTTAATATAATTAAAATGAGCCATTCTAAATTTCTGCAACCAAAAAACGATTTTCCTAAAAAGACAAAGAACGGAAAACCAAATCCGAAATATGTTGATTTATTAGATGTGGATAAGTCAATCGCCGGTCAAAATTTTGGATGTTTTTCCTTTATTACTCCGGAGAAAATCCTAAAGCAGAAGGAAATGTATTTTTTTGAGAAGTTCCTAAAGAGGTGGGAGTTCAATAAATCCATGGAGAAATTCACACAATTTTTGAATTTTGTCTCTTTCAAATACAAGGTTTCGTTGGAAGATGTAATGAAGGATTTCGAGGAATTCGTCAAAGATGAGCAAGTAGAATTGACTAAAACCAATATTGATAATGAATACAAAACGTTTGTTGACCAGAATGAAGAAAAATTGGAGAACGAGTTCAATATTCAACACAATTTTCAAACTTCTGTTCGCGGATTCAAGTGCCGAGGATCATACCCTACCCAACAAGAGGCAGAATTAAGATGCAAGATGCTCCGAGAGATTGATCCTAATTTTGATATTTTCGTGGGTCCGGTTGGGCAGTGGTTGTGCTGGGACCCGGAGGCGTACAAGACGGGCAAGACTGAGTATATGGAGGAGGAATTGAATCAGTTGATGTCTGAAAAAATCAAGAATGAGACGTTTGCAAAGTCGGCGTTTGAACAGCGTGTCAAGGAGACCAAACAGAAGGCGATTGAGGATAATATTAAGAATTCGGAGAAATCGGGAAGTACATTGTCCCAGGGAATTGACGAGGAGGGAAATCTTGTCGGGATTAAGAATATGAATACTCAGGAGTCGAATTTAGTGCAAAACGACAGCATTTCTGTGGCGGATATTCGCCAGGAATTATTCGAGAGTGAGAATGTGGTGCTAAGTAATAAGTAATTTATAATGATTTCTGACTAATAATAATACATTTATTTTTTAAAATATATTATTACATTATATATGAGTCAGGAACGTAATTACATGGAATTTGTATTTTCACCTCAAGGTTTAGCGGTTGACATATCTAATGGAATACTTAAATCAGATGACACTGGGTTTTTATATTGCAGCAAGATTGAAACTTTCGATATTGCTAACAATTCAATTACTTCGGATAAATTGGATTCGAATATTAGTTTATCTAGTTTGAATGTAAACGCAATAACAGGGTCTTCTATTTATAGTGAAAATATAACATGCAATAATTTATACGTTGCGAATGGGCAACAAGGAGGACAAGGAGTCGCCATATACGTATCAAGTGTTACGTTAACTAGTTCAAGTCCTCAAAATATATTAATAACAAGTGACAGCGAGACAACATTAACATTACCAAATAATCCACCAAATGGGACTTGTTTTGACATAACAAGATATACAAACTATAATGTGGTAATAAACGCATCTGGAACAGACCATATTAAAAATTTACCCCGTCCAAGTACATCCGGATCTAATACAACGGTACCAGAATTAGCAAGTTCAATAATAATGTATATTAGCACTGGATGGTTTTTGGGTATATGGGGAATAACAATAATATATAATAGTGGAACGTGGTATGTAACAAAACAAGTTATTGTTTAAAATAATACATTTTTATCCACGACGATTTAATGCATTTCATTCCCAACTTTATTAAGATTATTCAACATATGATACCACGCCTCATAATAACTCATTATAGTATATTTTATATCCCATTTTTTACAAAACAGCATCAATTCTTCACTTACTTCTGGTCCTCTATATTGCGGCATTGACGGGAATAAATGATGAATCACTTGATTATTTAAATAACCCATGATCCATCCAACTAATTTATTTTTGGGACTAATATCAACCGTATGTTCAATCGCATAACGCACCCAATTCGGGTTTTCATTTTCATCAATCGTTGGTGTAAATGTATGAGACAAAGAAAATTGACCGAATAAATATATTCCAGTCAACCATATCGCGATATAATGATAAAGTGTCGCCCAAAAAACATCGACCGATGCGAAACTCATAAACAAACATATTCTCGTTATATGCCCGGATAATATTAACAACGCCTGCGTCATATTTTTATCACGGACCACTTTTCTTGGATGTAAATATAAATTCCAAAATGTTATTACTAACAAACCGGACGTAACTGGTAAAAAAGTATACATTTGATATTTCAACCACAATTTTGTAAAAACGGTTTGTTTATTATTTTCCATCGCACGATCATGAAAGGCTACGAGGGGAGCAGTATCTAAATCAATATCATGACCAATTTTTTGTGGTGTTGCGTGATGTTTGTTATGCATACTATTCCACATAGAACCGTCTCCGAATAGAATAAACCCAAAAAATAAATTTTGGATTTGTTTGTCTATTTTTATATTACCCGTAAGGGATGTATGACCCCCTTCATGTTGTATCCATCCTCCTCTTCCTCCAACCAATCCGAAAAGTAGTATTGATGCGATAATATTATACTGCATTACATAAACGGATAACATATACAGCGCCAATAATTCAAACAATCTATAAAATACGTGTGAATAATTGGGTTTGAAAAATCCTCTCTCTATTAACGAATTTCTAAACTTGGAGAAATCTTCCAACATTTCTTTATCCTCCGTTTCCGGCGATTTTATTGATACTTTGGGCAATGACTGTAAAATGGTTTTTGCTTTTTTTGAACGATAATGAAACTCATTGAACGCCTGAGTTGCATCCTGACCCTGCGTCATATAATTAATTACACTTCCTCCTGGATGGTTAAAATGTGTGACATCATATTCATTATTTTCTATTATAATCGTTCTCTTTTCCATTGTATATAAAAACATATAAAATTATTTTTATACGGTTATTTTTATGTATAAAAATTAAAAATATAAACTATTTTTAATTATTAACAATAGATATAAAATTGAATATTAAATATAATATTACATTTAATGTACAATATTATGACAATCATAGTAAAATCAGTTCTGATATTTGCATTATTTAGTATTGCAATGAGTAATCATCAAATATATACAAAAACTCAATTGAGAGGGTTTCATCAAAAAATGATAAACGAAGTATTTGAAGAAAAAATAAAAGAAATTATAACAGAGGTTATTCGTTCTGCAAATAGCAATCTAACTAGTTACACACAATTTATATGTTTAAATAATTATTATTATGAAAATCATGATTACACTATTTTCAATAAAAAAACAGATTTCGAAATTATTCAAAAATTGCAAGAGACTTTAATTGATAGTAATATAAAAATTATTGAATATTCACAACGTATGTGTGAACGTAATAATTATCAAGAAGAAAAAATAAATATTAACGCTAGAAAATTAATTATAAATTGGGACTAATAATGTGCACACTTATACTTACCACTTGCTCTTCTTTACACTGATTTTAGGTCCTTGACCTTTCTTTTTAACATTGTTTGGATCATATTGTTCATCTTCGTCGTCCGAATTAATTCCTTTGGACAATTCCCAAAACTCTTTCGACCCCAATTTAAAATCATTATGGTTTTCCGCCTTGTACCAAAAGACCTGGTCTTGTAATTTGTTCGATTTGGCGTTATTGTTTATAACCAAACATTCATAATTCTCAGTGCATTGATCCATTACTTGACAAAAAGATTCAAATGTCGGAAACATACCCGCATAATTTTCATAAATACGTTTTCGATTCGCGATATAGGGTTCGCGAAGAATAAACACATAATCGATATTCGTGCGGAGAGTCGGAGGAATACCAAGAGGGTATTGCATTGTAATAATAAGCATAATCTTCCAATGACGACCATTCATAAAAAGCAATTTCATCATTTTATCTCTCGCCCAGGTTGCATCATATAAACAATCATCCAAAATTACAAACGCTCTTGGGTCAATATTGCTTCTTTTATACGCTTCCATTTCTTTTTTAATCTGTTTTAATACCTGCTTCTGCCTTTTCAAAATGTTTTCAATAATCGCCGTATTGTACTCATTGTGAATAAACAATTTCGGGACCAATTTGCCGTAAAAACCGTTTCCCTCTTCTGTTCCCGCAATAACAGTTCCAATTGGAATGTCTTGGTGATAATATAAAAGATCTCTGACAAGAAACGACTTCCCAGTATCCCTGCGTCCAACTAGCACTACAACTGGACCCTTACTTTCATTAGGTTTAAAACTAATCGTTTTCATATCAAATTTTTTTAATTCTAGATTCATAAATATATACAATTAAAATTATATATAAAAAAAACGCATTTATATTTTATTTTATATGTAAATAAGATTCATAATATTTATAGTTGATTATAGTAAAGTTGTATAATTTCGATTGTTTTATTTGTTACATTTTCCGGATTACACCAATAATTTATTTGTTGTTTCAATGATTCTAATCTTTCTCGCCATTCTTTTTTTTGACTTTTTTTAATAATTGATATTCCTGATTTATTATATCCCCAACAAGAAACTATCTTTTCGGAATTTTGATTTATATAATCGTCTGGATTAAATCGAATAAATATAATTGGTCTATGTCCTAAATCTTGCGATAATTCCATAAGTCGTTTATTTTCACAAGAGCAATCGTAATCGATATGTTGATTTTCATCAACTTCAATAATTATAACTTGATATCCTAAATCCAACAATAAATCTGGTCTTCTTTTAGAGCAACCTTCTTTTATTTGTTTATCTGAAATCCAATTATACTCTGTAATTTCGTTTTTTATAAATTCAACTACTGCGAATTCTTTTGTTTTGTAATTGCGTGATACTTTTTTGTCAGGGAACATATTGATATAACATCTTAAACAATATCCATCATATTTTTCTGAAACGTTTATAAAACATAAATGTGTTTTGCATTTTGGGTGTATACAATCAACCATTCCATCCCATTTATGTGATGAACAATAGAGTCCGGTTGATTCGCCTTCTTTGTTAAATGCTGGTTGTTTTTTACAATCGGGATGAATACAAGTTTTGTGTTTTATATTCACCATATCATCCAATTTATGTGCTAAACAATACAATCCGGTTGATTCACATTCTTTGTTAAATACTGGTATAATTTTACAACCTGGATGAATACAAGTTTTGCTTTTTACATTCACCATATCATCCAATTTATGTGATGCACAATAAAGTGCGGTTGATTCGCCTTCTTTGTTAAATGCTGGTCTAATTTTACAATCTGGATGAATACAAGTTTTGTTTTTTATGTCCACCATTCCATCCCATTTATGCGATGAACAATACAGTGCGGTTGATTCGCCTTCTTTGTTAAACGCTCGTCTAATTTTACAATCAGGATGAATACAGGTTTTGCTTATTATATTAACCATATCATCCAATTTATGTGATGCACAATAAAGTGCAGTTGATTCACCTTCTTTGTTAAATGATGGTTGTTTTTTACAATCTGGATAAATACAAGTTTTATTTTTTATATTCATCATTCCATCAAATTTATGTTTTGAACAATACAGTGTGATTCTTTCACCTTCTTTGTTAAACGCCGGTCTAATTTTACAATCTGGATGAATACAAGTTTTGCTTATTATATTTTCCATTCCATCAATTTTATGTGCTGAACAATATAATGCAGTTGTTTCGCCTTTTTTGTTAAATGCTGGTCTAATTTTACAATCAGGATGAATACAAGTTTTGTTTTTTATATCCACCATTCCATCCATTTTATGTGATGAACAATATAATGCAGTTGTTTCGCCTTCTTTGTTGAACACTGGTCTAATTTTACAATCTGGATGAATACATGTTTTGCTTATTACATTAACCATTCCATCCCATTTATGTGATGAACAATATAATGCAGTTGTTTCGCCTTCTTTGTTAAATGATGGTTGTGTTTTACAATCTGGATGAATACAAGTTTTTCTTTTTACATTTAATTTATTTGCATGTTTGGACATTTTTGTAATTGATTTATTTTTAATAAACAAATCAATTTTTCTCTTATTATAATATTTTTCTCATATTATAAAATACAAAAGAAGTATTAATTGTCGTCGTCCCAAAGGTTTTTCTCAAAAGCAGTATTGTAGAAGAACAAGAAAAAATAAGAATTTAAAATAGCAGAGCACCACCAAAGAATCCTTCTTTTTTAACGGGTTCCTTTACTTTCGCTGGTTCTTGACCAATACCCAATAAGGATTGAAACGTAATGGTAATAAACAAATACGTAATAATAATAACTAATACCCAACTAATGAGTTGTTTCATAAAATTAGTAAAATCGAGAATACGCTTTCCGGGTAACATATCTGTTACTTGGTTGATCTTTAAACTAGCCAACACAAAATAAAAACTAGGTAAAACAATATCTCCAACAAAAGACTGAATTATATCTTTAGTGACAAGCGCAATGCTAACTCCTGCTGCTGTTCCGATAACGCCATTATCGACAATAAACTTTTTTAAATCTTCTTTAAATTTAGTTGGATTGCTAAAATTGTTTATAGTCTCCATTTTATATATAAATAAGAAAATAAGAAATAATATACAAATCCAAATAAATAAGTTTAAAACCGATTTAATTTATATATTAAGTAGCTAAATGACAACATTAGAGATTAATTACCAAAAACGAAAGAATAAGGAATTATTTAAAGAATTAGAGTGTCACGAAAGTCTATCCATGTATAACTTGCAAAATTACACGCCTATATATAAAAATTTTTTTACATTAAATGACAGTAATTACAATAATATTAATTTAAACCATCCTCGCTATATTTTTAGTGTTAAAGAATCTTTAGATGAAAACAATTGTTTTAATTGTGTATTAAAAAATGTAGAAGACGATTCGATATTTACAAAAAGCAATGTTTTTTTTAAAATGGCGCCTTTGTTAGACCCATATAAATACATGATGGGTAAATATAACAAAAACATCCATGATCTGCTACAACTTCCATTATTGAACCCAGAATTGAATTATAATGTGGAAGACAAAATATTAGACGTGAATAATTCTTCGTATGTAGACGGATTTTTCTCCTTTCTAAGCAGTAAATTATTGCATTCTAAATTTATTCACGGAGTTGATTATTATGGATCATTTTTAGGTATTAAAAACAATTTTATGGTTAATGTAATTGATGATATAGACTATTTGATTAAATCTGATTTTTTCAATAAACACAAGAATGAATTATTTCAAGTCCAGGATTATTCACATTTAATGCTAGATACAGACTATGATGAAGTAGTTAAACTGAGACCGATCCAAATTCAAGAAAATATTCTGAATTTTGATGAATCGATTGAATCATTGAACACTGATGTGTTTGAAGATTTATTTGTAAAAACAGAAAAAACAAATATTATTAATTTATCTGAATTAACTGAGATCAATATTGATGAGATTACACAAAATAGTAGCGCCATACATTCAAATAATAATACAACTTCTATAAAATCATCTTCTTCGTGTTCTTCTAGAATATCGAATACGTCGAATGAAGATAATGATGATGAAGTGGATGAGA